TGCGCCACCAGATAATAAAAGATTTGGTATATTAGATTGATTGACATATTCCTGAAATGGTTTTTGTAACCGTTCAGGTAATATACAGTCACTAATCTTTTTAGGACGATACTTCTCCGTCCATAATAAATGTTCCATTCACACACCTCATAATATAAGTATAAAAATTAAGCACCAAATTTAGAGCCTTGTTCAGTTGTAACCCAATATTGTAAGTCGGCATCTTTGTTTTTAAAATGTGAGATACCTTTTGATGAGATATTCACACTATAATTACCTGGTAAAATCTTTGATAGATTTTCTGTTTTGAAAATCATTTTATAAACTTTACCGTCACCGACACCAAGTTCAAGGGTGTTTGTGTGAGCAGAATCATTTGCTGTATCTAATGTAGCAAGATTAATTTTTTTACCATCAGATTCAACAGCAATTTGTGGAGAAGAAAGAACAGCAGCTGTTCTCATAATATCATCAAAGTCATCTTCTGATAATGAGATTGAGATTTCAGCATCTGGCATTGCTAATTCTTTTTCGGGAGGTGTAACAATCATTGTTGGCTCACAAAAACGATACTTTGTTTTAGAACGACCTTTGTTGCCAACAATCACAACATTCTTATCTTCAAATTCAAATGTTGGATCAGCACTCAATGAGATTACTGATAAAAAGTTGTTTAAGTCATAAACACCAAATTCGGCAGGAACTTCTTCATTAATATTTGCTTGTGCAAGAATATTTTTATGAGAAGAAACCGTCTTTAATGTTTTACCTTTCTTAAAAAAGATACCTTGGTTGATAGCACCAAAGTTCTTTAAGATTGATATGGTTTGTGTAGATAATTTCATAATGTATTTTCCTTCTTCAAGTCATGATTGTGTAACGCTATAATACCATAGTGTAACACTTTTAATAAGTCTTTGCGGTTATAACCATCTTTTTTGCCGTATCTTTGGGCATATTTCATGATATTACCTATACAAAAACCTTCACCGTGTCCGCTATCAAGAATAAATTCGGTTGCTTGAAACTTATTTTGTGAATAATGCTCATCATAAGTTTTATCAATATATGATTTTAATTCTTTAAGCAGTTTATCTTCTTTATACTTGTAATCTATCATAGTTTACCTGTATATTTTGCTACAGATGGCATATCACCAGCAAATGCGTAAGTGCCGATATGTTGATTTTTCATCCAAGGACACATCCAAATTTGACCACCAATCTTACGCCACATTTGGCAGAACATATAATCTTCTGAAAGATATCTATCTGAACCACCGCCTGTAGGACTATCTTTGGTATCAATAATAGTATCAAAATAAGCGTGAATGTATCTTGTGCCGTCAAAGTTTTTCTGGCCAATGTGGTCAGGTCTGTATTTAATTTCTGGATAAGCTTCTGCAAGTTTATCAAACACATGGCGTTTAACCATCATGTGGCCTGTTCCGATTTCTAATACTTCAATTGGTTCGGTTACTTGGAATTGTTTGGTGCCTTTTACAACATTAAACACATATTCGCCAACTAAACTTGGCAGTTCGCTTGGATCCAAATCAGGATGTTTTCTTGCCGCTTCAGCAATATTTTTCCAATTGATTGATTTTTTAGGATAAGGACCACCAATCACATCTTTGTCTAATGCTAAAAGAGCCAAGATATCTTGTGGATTAAAATGAATATCTGAATCAATAAACAATAAATGTGTATATCCAGACCTTAAAAATTCATCTACAAGATAATTTCTAGCACGAGTAATTAATGATTCGTTAAAAAGAAAAGAAAACTTTGTTTCTATTCCATATTTTGACATGACCGTTTGTAAGTCTAATGAAGCCTTAGCATAAAGGCCATAACATTGCCCACCATACATTGGTGTAGCAATAAAGAGTTTGTTCTTTTTTAGTTTTTCAACATCAATTTTGATTTCCATAATTTATCCATAGTAAAAAAAAGGAGTGACATGTTTATTTATATCACTCCTTTTTTATTTGCTACATTTTTTTAGGCAAATGCCTTCTCACCTTGTTGGCGTAGGTACTCAACACCAGCCGCAACGACTTTGCGAGATGGTGTGCCCAAACGATAGAAATTAACTTTTTTACCATTTACCTTTTTAGAGTTCATGTAAATAGCATGACCTTCTTTGCGAAGTTCATCAATTCGAGCAGCAACATTCTTGATACCGAACATTGATTGAGCTTTAGCAACTGTTAATGTATTATAGCCAGATGTTTTAGAAAGATAGCCTAGCATTTTATACTTAGCTGCTTTTGATACTTTTGTCATTAGTATGTCTCCATAATGTAATGTCGCAGTAAAAAAAACATTCTGGTGTTGCGACCTTCACCAGAATGTTATTATTATATCAAATTTAATTTAAAAGTGAGGCAAAGTTAAAAAGGATTTCCGTCCGTTTCATCTTCGTCCGTTTCAGGTTCTTCTTCAACTTCAGGTTCTTCAATATTGAGAATATCATCTACTGAAGCACCAGCATCAACTTTTGAATATAAGTCAATGAATGAGAATTTAGTTTCATCATCAAACCTGTTTAAGCAGTATGATAATGCTTTAGTTTTATCACCAAAGATACTGAATGTTTCAACAATCTGAACCAATCTTCTGGTTGAAACAACCTCATCACAACCACCTTCATTGAAAGTTTTTCTGATGGCATCTGCCCATGTTACAAGTTTGTCAGAAAAATCTTCATCAGTAAGACCTGCTTTGGCTAGTTCACCGTTGATAATTTTTTTCTCAACAGCGGCAGGTGGCCAATCTTGTTCATATGTATTTCTGAACCTTTCAAGGAATGCTTCGTTCAGAACATTTGTGAAAATATAACGGCCGTCCTCAGAACCTTTGCCTTTTGTGTTAGCAGTGGCAAAGATAGTGAAACCCGGAGATGGGGTAACCATTTCGCCTTTTTTCTTCAGCATAAATGGCTTGCCCTCTAACACACGCTGAAGACAACTTAGGTTCTGAGCGCCGTAATCAATTTCGTCAATACATAACACCGCACCTTCACGAGCGGCAGTTGTTACAGGACCATCTCTCCACTCCATCTGACCGTCTATGAGAACATAGTTACCAAGCAAGTCTGCTTCATCGGTCTCTGGTGTCATGGACACAATAACAAATTTTCGTTTTAATTTTGCACAAGCTTGTTCAATAGACATTGTTTTACCGTTGCCTGACTGACCTGAAACAAAAACAGGAAAGAATTTACCAGACTTAATAATGGCAACAATGTCACTAAAATTACCAAACGGTACATAATTATCATAAACAGCAGGAACCAAATCAGTCATTGCTAATTCAGTAGTCACATTAGCAATACGGTTGCCTGAAGTTTTAATGTTTACATTTGGCATTGGAACAACTTTGTTAATTATAGGTTTCACTGAAACAGCTGGTTGTAAAGCAATTGCAACATCAGTTGGAACCTTGTAAAGTCCTCGTGATAATTTGTTGTCGGACTTTTTGGTAAACCAACCAAAACTTTTTAAACCGACCTCTTTACCAATTTTGTTGATTTCGGTTCGTGTAAGTGAACCTTTACCGGTTTCTTTTAACTTTTCTAGGAAAAGTTTTCTATCGTTTTTTAAATTAGACATGATATAATCTCCTTTATTTCACTATCTTATGTGTCCATCCTATCACAACTGGACGGAAAGTCAAGCCCCTAAGCAGCAATTTTTTCAATAAATTTACTGACCAGAACTCTATTTACTTGCTTACTTTTATTTACTTTCATAAACGCTGTTTTTAATTTACTTGCAGTAACTTTACCATTTACTTCAATCTCGGGGTCTTTTACCTTGAGTGATTTACCACCAAGAATTAGATAGAAGTCGTTGAAACCTTTTTTATTAGCAACAAGCATTTTATCTTTTCTGAATTTTTTAACAGCTTCTTTTATTCCATTCCAATCATATCTGTAACCCTCTGTATGATCCAGATATTCTCTATCAACAGCAGATTTAACATCTCTTGAGCTAGAACCATCTACAATATAAAAACCAATTACTTTTGAACCTGTGTATTTTTTATACCATGCAACAGTTGTGTTAAAAATAAAATTATAAGAATCATCTTTATTACCAAGTTTTGATTGAAATTGAATTCTGTTATCTTTAACAATAATGTTTTCTTCACTTTGTAACCAGTGTTTAGAATACCATCTCTCTTCGTTTGAAGAACTAAACGGGTCAAGACCATAATATTGATAATATCTTACTCCGTCAGCATCACCATCATGCACAATCACCAAATTAACAAGGTCAAGATTTTTAGATTTTTTAAAACCTTTTGTATAATCACCTAAACAATAAATTGCCTGGCTGAGTGGCGTGTTTGTAAGTTTTTCATTTTTTGGAACATTAGGATAAGTTCTGTAATTTTCAAAAGAATTTCTCCAATCACTTCTGTGTTCCCATGCTTTCATTAACAACACCATATTCTTGGCAGCTTTTGTATAATCAACATTGTTCATATCAGAATTAATGTATTCTCTTAATTGAACTATATCCCAAGCAATCGTGTTTGTTTTTTTCTCAAAAATTTCTGGTTTGATATCTTCTTCAATATCTCTATCATATTGCCATACGGTTCTGTCATTACTGAATGACATCACGGTAAATGGAATATTTACTTTACGACAGAAACCGGCAAGAACTAAAATCTGCTCAATTGAACCAGCTAGGTTTGAATACATTGAACCAGAATAATCAAGTAACAATATAAGTCCGTGTGATTTACCTTTTGGAACAATCATCGCTTTTCTGAAAATGTTATCATCAAATTTATAACTAGCAAGTTTGTTGATATCTAATTCACCAGTGCTTGATACTTTTCTTTTTGCAAATACTTTTGCCGCTTTTTTCATTTCAAATTCTTTAGCAAGAAGCGAAATGTATTTGTCATTTTTCTTTTTGAATTCATTATAAAACTTATCAATGTTTTCTCTTGGAAACCAACCATCTGATATTTGTTTTTCAAAATCTTTTGTTAAAAGCTCTTGAACTCGTTTAACTGGTGTAATAACATCTTTATAATTTTTAACTTTTGGAAACTCAAGGTAACGATAAGGCTTACATTGTTCATCAACTAATCTACCTTCGTTATCTCTGTAATTTTCATCTGTTTGGCAAGATGGTGTGAGTTCTTGGTCAAATTCAGAAGCATTATCTTCTTTAACTCTATTGATAACTTGTTGTTTGTCTTCACCGTTATCTTCTTCGCCATCATCATTATTCCCACTAGAAGCTTGATTGTCATCTTCAACTTCTTTTTTATCTTCTGCTTCAGGTTCAATGGTGTTTTCATTATCTTTACTATCAAATTCATCACCATCTTCAAGCTCTTCATCAGCACCTAAATCAATATCAACTGAAAGTTCGTCTCCATAATCTAATTGTTCGTCTTTAGAGTAATCATAAATTTCTTTTGTAACTGCAACAACATCGTCCCAACTTTCTGCAGCTTTTACTTTTTCTAAAAGTTTAGTTTCATATTCATTGAAATCAACAGGCAGAACATATTGAGATTTTGTGAAAAGATTTAATCTATCAATAAAAGGAAAACTATTGATATCTCTTTTGCCAATACCAAAGAAATCTTTTTTCATCAAGTCAGCATATGCTTTTTTGAATGATTGTTTAAGACCTGGATATTTTCTTTGAACACGCTTTTCAATTCTAGCGTCTTCAACCACATTTAAAAAGTTTTTGTAGTTTTTACCTTTAGCTTTATCAACAACAGCATCGTGCCATCCTTCTTCAGGTGTAAACAATGCGTGACCAACTTCATGACCACATAATAAGTCATATGTATAACCAGTCATATCAGTCCAGATTGGAAGATATAACACACGGTTTTTTACATCAAATTTTGCTGTTGAGATTTTTTGGTGTTCAATTTGAATATTCTCGTTTGCCATCAGTTTGGCAAGTTGAGATTTGAACTCTTTTAGATTTGTATCTGCCATTTTTTCTCTCTTTTTCACTATCATATGGATAGGATACACTAAAAAAGGCCTTTTGTCAAGGCCTTTTTAGCATTTTTTTAGGAGAGTAAAATGAAAATTGGAGCGGGGTGTTGGACTTACACCAACTAACTAGATGGGGAACCTAGTCCGATTAACTCCCCCCGCATTTTCAGTAACCATTATACACAGATTTTTATAAAAGTCAAGCATTATTTTCATTATTACCGACCAACCTGTGTTAGATATTTTTCTTTAGTTTCGTCCCAAGACAAGGTAATCAAGTCATCATAGAATAAAGTCTCGTTGGACACTCTTCCTTGTTCTTTCAGATTGGTTATCCTCTTGGTTGCATACTTCTCTTTCCATATATTTACAAGAGATTCGGTTGATGTGTCAAACGATTTGACCAATTTGTCTTCTGTTATATCACCACGGAGAAACTCAGCTGTGTTATCATATAAAGATGAGAAGTAAATAACTCTAGCGTGTTCTGAACGAATCAGAGACTTATCTAATTTCATTTGAGAATAGGCAAACTGTAAAGACCTGTTTTTATGGTCTCGTTTATGTGGCTGACCACTTGGTTTCTTTGCAACATACCAATCAAAATATTTTCTTGTATGGTTTTTCTTTAACCAATGATTAATTCGATATCTTGTTTTTCTTGTTGGTTCAAAAGCAACTGAACCAGCTGTAAAACCCATTTTCTTCCAATGTGATAGTCTATCGTATTGAGATAGACCTCCTATCTTTGTCTTACCGTAGAGTGATGTGGTGGTTACACCAACAAGTTTGTCGCCATATAACTCCTGCCATAATTGTTGTATCTTATCGTCTAAACATAATAAGGCTAACAATTTACCACCCGTGTAATTATAACCTAAAGGTTGGAGAGGAACAATTGTGGATCCAATTGCTGTGTGGTTAATCATTGATCCTTGCGTTTTAAGTTCTCTACTCCAACCGATGAAGCTAT